CCCATTATTAGATAATTTAGATCAGATAATAATAAATGATAATTTTATTGTCAAACTTCTAAATCAAATTAAAGAATAATTTTTTTATAATTATATAATGACTGATATTAATCAAGAAATACAATCTATAAGAGATACTATAGATTTTTTACAACAAATTATTAATACTGAGAAATTAAAAGAAATGAAAAATAATAACAATAACGAATATCAAAATTATTTAATTCAATTATTCCCTACATTTTATGAAACTTATCCTACTTTATTTAATAAGATTATAGAAAGTAAAGACTTGACGTTATTAGAACCAATGCTAGAGGGAATAATAAAAATAAATGAAAATAAAAACCTTAAGGATAGTATAGAAAAAGATTTAGGAGAACAATTAGCAGAAAAATATTTATATCCAAATATTAAAAAATAAATAAAACAAATTATATTAATTTTTTAATAATTAATATAATTTTTAATAAATTATTGCATTTGCTTCAATAATAAATTATTTCTTTATTAATATTTTTTCTAACTTTTTTAAGGTCATTGTTATCTACTGGTAAAAATGTATTAATCCAAAAATCATTTGCTATTATTTGTTTATTATAAAATTTAGTATATTCATCGCCAAAAAATATTCCATTATTTAAAAATAATACTGTATTATTAATAGCTACATATAATTTATTAGTCATATCCATTGATAATTTTTTATTTAAATCAACAATATCATTTGAAAGTTTATAATCTAAAAATATATCAGTAATATAATTATCTTTCATTTCATTTTTATTGATATTTTCTAATAATGTTTCTAATTTTTTTAATTCAGTATCATTTATACCTTTAAAATTTTTACAAATTACATATTTTTCTGATTTTGTAAAACTACTTGTAAATGGTTTATAAATATATACTTCTTCATAGTAGTTATTTAATAATAGTAGTAATTTTAATGTTATTGGTGTAAATGTATCAAAAATTTTAAGAACAAAATTCCCTGATTTTTTTTGTAATCTAAAAGTACGGATAATTTCAATAAGAATCAGTCGATAAACTTCTTGTTCTTGATATTTTTCATTAATCCAATTAAATCCTCCATCAGCTGTAATCAATTCTGCTTCATTTTCAATGTTTTTAATATCTTTTTTTGTAGAACAACTAGTAACATTATTTAATGCTTTAAAAATATCATCTTTAAAGGTAATACTTTTTGCATTGTTAATTGTCATACAATATAATTTATCTTTTGAATAATCTTTTTCATCGTTAAATTTCATTCTATAATAAGTCACTGCTTGTTCAAAAGCGCCATGTGAATCAGCTAAAAATACAGATGTAAATGCTTTAATTGGTATAATATCAAAAATTATTAATATTTCCCATAAATTATAAAATGCCGTAGATATAATACTATCTTTTTTAACTTCAAAATACAATTCAGACATATTTTTAATATCTTTATCATACTCATTAATTTGTTGCTCAAACTGATTAGTTACTAAATATTTTTTAGAATATTTTGGGTCATTAAATATTGCACATTTTTCTTTAGCTGTATGAACGTAATAATGAAATCCATAACTAAATCTAGGTTGTGATTGATAATGTGAAAATTTTACATCATATTTATTAGTTTTTAATTTTTCATTTTTAGGAAATTTACAAATTTTGAATTCAAATTTATCCATTATTATTTATATATATTTAATAGATATCTATTTAAATATATATTAATTAAATTGATTATCAATTTTTATTATTAAAATTTAATTTATCTATTAAGTACAGTCTCCTTCTGAGACTCTAAAGACAGCCCTTTCAGGGCTGTCTGTACTTATGATTAATTATTATTATTATTAGTATTAGTATTATTAAAATTATTATCATATTTTTTTTTATTATAATAAAACAAGTAGATTTAAAAAAATATGATAAATTATCTCTGTGTTTTACTTTATCAATATTATAATCTAATTTCTTTAAAATACTATTCAAATTATACATTCCAAGACCATGTAATATACATGGTCTAATATTATTATTAAATACTAATTCATTATTTTTTAATTAACAATCAGTTTGTTTATATGAATCATAAACACTAACTACCAAAAAAATTTCTTTATTTATATCGATATCTATATCATTGTCGTTATATTTATTACACATTTCAGTTAATATTACTTGATCATCTAAATTTTTATCATTACAATTATATTCATTACAAATATTATTATGTAATTCTTTTAAATATTTAACATAACCAATAAATGTACCAGCACATAATCTATTATTTTTATATTGACCATAAAAAAAATATTTTGCCAACAAATCATAAAAAGGTATCATATCTGAATTTGTATCTTTGGAAAACAAAATTTTTTTTCCCGAATTTCTAAATAATGTTTCTATTTTATCAACAGGTTGCAATATAATAACATCATATCCATCAACAAAACAAACAATATCGTCGTCATTTAAATTATTTAAATATTCTTTTAATAGATTAATTTTCATCATAAATCCTTTCCATTCTTGTCCCCATCCTAAAACCTCTAATTCTCCACCATTCCTTTTACATGATTCGACTAAATACTCAAAATAACCCTCACTTTTATTTGCAACAGTAACAATATGCATATATTATTATATATGTTATATAATATATATTATTATATTTTTAACCATTTTAGATATAAAAAAAATTATTTTGTTAGTTTTTTTGAAATATATAATACCTGGATAAGAAAGTATATAAATGGAAATTCTTAAAACTATCATTATAATAATTAGCTGTATTCATTAAAAATTTTTTTGTATCAGGAATACTTTCATGTTTTGCATAATTATTAAGATATTCTTTAAAATTATCAAATACATTTTTAAATGTATCTGTTTCAATTAATGATAACCCAATTTTTTCCATAGATTCAATTAAAAACGAAGGTTCAACTAAATATTCTTTATAATAATCATCTTGATTAATCCATTTCATCAGAACATCAATTGCTAAGCCAGTTTGTTTTAAATTTTTAGTATCAGAAGGATACAATCTATTAATATCGTATAATAATGTTTTATTACCATCACTTGGCATATATTCCGCATTTATTTTACCATCGCTATTAAATGTATTATGAACTATATTACCATCTAGTGTTGTAATAATTAAAAAACCATGTTGTCTTAAATATTTTTTAATATTATTTAAAAAATTATTTAATGAATTATCATTTGCAAAATAATAATGTATTGTAAATTGAGCATTCATAACATCAAAAGTTTTATAATTTGTGCTATTTAAATCCTCTCCAAAAGTATTTATTAATAATTTTTTATTGTCATCTTTCATATTTCCAATCACAGCTTTTTGATTAGTAAAATCAAAAGGAATAGAAGCGTCTGCTTGTATAAATTTCATGTTTGTAAATCCAGGATACTTTTTTTTATTATTATTATATCGACTTGTTGCACTATCTCCAGCTGAAAATAAATTTCCATAATCTAAATCAATACCTATATATGATCCTACACGTGAATGATAAAATTTATTTATATCACCACCTCGACCACATCCTATATCTAAAATATCCATTTTTTTTTTATTATACATCAAACTGCAATATGTATAAATTAGATTTGATTTAATAAAATTATGAAACTGACCTAAACCTTTAGCTAATTCGTTTTTTTCCTGATAATACTTATTTTCTTTTCTCATTTCTTCAATAGATTTAGCTGTGATTTTATTTTTTAGATATTTAGAATGTGTTTCATAGGTATCTAATTTAGAAAGTAATTCAATGTCACTAATTTCTATTCCATCCATAATACTTCTCCATGTTTTATTACCAACCCATTCAGAGTTTCCATACCTTCTTTTATATTTTATAACCATATCAGTCTTATCCATACGTGTTCTTAATGGTATCCATCTAAAATTATCAGCTAAACTTTTATCATAAGCAAATTCAACTACTGTATTATCTTCAATAATATCTCCTTCTATATCTCTTGCTTCATTATTAGTTAAGTAAATATTAGCAATATAATTATTATCTTCTTTTTGAAACAATACAGGTACCTCTTTACCATATTCATATTTACCAACATATAAATTTAATATTCTATATATTTTATTTTTTTCTTTAAAATTATCATTAGTATCATACATATCATCGTTTTCATTACCTATAGAATTATCAAACACATTTAAAATTTGTTTTGTTTCTGGATTTTTTTCATATAAAACATAAAAATCAATTGAATTTTTACTACTTGGTTTCCATTTAAATGTTGACTTAACAGTCGTACTTGTTACTATATTATATTTTTGTTTTAATGGTGTGTAAATTAGACCATCTAACAAATATGGAGCTGGAGCATTAATATATTCATTCCATATTAATTTACTATAAAGATAGATTTCTATCGGATGTCCTCCAGTCGGGAATATAAAATATTTACTTATTACTATATTGTTTTTATTAGATGTATTTAGCGTTTCATTCATATAAATAACATAATCTTTAATATCTTTTTGATAATATTTTTCTATTTTATTAATATCAAATTCTCCATTGTACTTATTAATTAATTTTTTTTGATCAAATAAATTTTTAGTAACATCGTTTAATAATTCATATCTTTTAATTAATGCAATTTCATCTCTTATGTCTTTACCTTGGTTAAATAAAATATCAAAACCTAAAAACATAAATTTTTTATATTTTTTTACAAATAAATATTCTCCATCTAATATTGTTTCTTCATATTTTTCTATTTCTTTTTGATTATAATCTTTTATTTTTTTTACTACTAAATTATAAGAAATTAAATATACATTTTTATTAAATACCATTAAAAAATGTCTCTCACCATCTGCTTTGTCTGAAATAGAATATTCATTTGGGATTGTATCCACTACATGAATTAATTCTGCTGATACTGGTTTTACTCCTGGTAATTCTGTAATATTTTCAGGTGATTTAGTTAATTGTTTTAATTTAGATATTACAGCTTTTGTCTCATTAACTGATATAATTTCTTCTGTGTTTTGAATTATTTTTATCAAATACATAACTTCATTTATAAACATTGTGGAGTACTTGTTGTCTAAATTTTTTATATCTTTTTTAAATACAATCTCTACTTCTAACTCATATGTATTTTTGCCTTTATTAATATATTGAGCTTTATTTGCTGTTTTTACTAATGTTAAATCTGTACTAATTTTAACATTATCATCTTCAAATATTATTAATGATAACCTATGTTTAAATCTAAAAATAATTTGATTTCTTTCTTTGTTATTCAAATATTGTAATTTTTTTATTTTTTCAATATTTACATGTTTTTCTTCTGATAACCTAAATCTTAAATTATTAGGTGTATCATCTACTATGTTTTGAATATCTTTTATTTTTTCAATAATTAAAATATTTTCTTTTTTTTGCAAAATATAACTAGACAACAAAGCAAATACAACATGATTCTCGCGTTCATAAATATTTGAAAGAATATTATTAATATTTTCTAATTCATTTATTGTAATACGATATGTACTTAAACCATGTTTATCATAATTATATCCTACATCTAAAGAATTTTCAGATTTAAGTATTAATTTATTTTCTATTGCTCTTTTTTTTAAAGATTTTAATATATTGTTAAAAATTGTTAATGTTGGAATATGTAGTGATATTTCGGCTTCATATGTATTTTTAACATTTTGTAATTTATGTTTAATATTATTTACAAAATCTTTTGATAATATTTCAGTCATGTATATATATATCTTTTAATAGTAGAAGATTTTTATATTGTTTATAATTAATTTTTGCAATATTTTTAAATATGTTAAATTTTATTATTTTAATAATTATAATAGTAATAAATCCAAATTAAATAAAATTTATATTTCTTTCATTCGGATTTATTTTTAACATTGAATCTATTATATTGATAACTTTTTCTAATTTATCATTATCTATAATATCAATCTGTTTTTCTTCTTTAATTACTTCTTTAATGTCCCATGTTTCAGGTATATTTGTTAAAAATTTACCATTTTTCTTAAAAAATTCTTTTTTCCTGTCACTTTTTTCTATCATACATTTTGGTATATCGCCACATATTTCATAAAACCAATATATATGATGGAAATCTCGACTATAAGTATCATCTTTCTCTGGATCAAATAATATATCACCTGTTAATATTTCGTATATTGTACAACCTAACGACCAAATATCACATTTTTCATCAAAACCACATTTTAATACTATTTCAGGTGCTCTATAATATCGTGTTTGTATTTCTGCTTTTTTATTGTAATCATTTAAATCTATAATAGAACCAAAATCCGATATTACTACTTGAATGTTATTCATATCTTCATCTTCTAATTCCTTTTCACTTTCAGAATTTTGTTTTATTTGGTCCATTATTGCTATCACTTGGTCTTTCATTTTATTTTTAACAATTTGTTTGAATTTTTGTTTATTTTTTGTTTTTTTTAAAGACAACAAAGAATTGTTTTTTTCATTATCTAATAGTTCTTTATAAATATTAGATAAATTATATTTATCAACTTCATTAATTAAATATTTTATATTTTTTTCATAACCTTTTATTAAAATATTTTCTGGTTTTATATCTGTATGAATCATTTTTAATTTTTCATGAATGTCTTTAACACCTTTTATTATTTGCAAACTAATATTATAAACTATTTCAGGTGGCAAACCTTTCTTATATTTGCCTCTTCTAATCAATTGATATATTGAACAAGCCATTAGTTCAAATACCATACAAATTGCATATTGTTTTGATTCTAATGGTTTAAATTTAAAATGGTCTATCATGTTTATCAAATATTCTGATTGAATTTTAGATATTTTTAAAAATGTATTAACCTCTAATTTACCTTCCTTATAATATTCAGGATTTTGTATTTTAATAGCATAATAATATTGTTTCTTGGGGTCATTCATGTAATAACTTAACCATACTGATGCAAATCCTCCAGTTCCAATTTTATGTAATAAAATATATCGATTATCTAAAATCATTCCATAATATTCATCACCTAAATCTTCATCAGCATAATCACTACTTTCACTACAACTATCACTTTCACTACTATATATCGTCATTATTTATTATTATATAATATCTAGTTAAGTATTTTTATTATGATATTATATTATATATTATAATGTCATGTAATAATGTTAATTGTAATTATAGTGAATGGGTAAAAACACCTTGTTTGGATAATAAATTAATAAAAATTAGGACAATTAATACATCTGCACAAGGTACAAATGGTACAAGTTGTAATACAAATCAAAATAATTATATTGATACAGAAACTTGTATATTACCAAATAACTGCGAGTTATCAAATTGGTCTGATTGGTCTCCCTGTTCATCAGGAAAACAAATTAAAACTAGACAAGTTAAAAATCCTCCTAAAATTGGAGGCGATGTATGCCCCGAAAGTTTAACAGTCTATTTTGAAACACAAAACTGTACTGCTAATAATACAACAACTGATAATTGTACATATACAAATTGGTCTGATTGGTCGCCTTGTACTACTGTTAAAGGTATTGGATACCAAGTTAGAACTAGAGGTGTTCTGACTGTAGGAGGTAATTGTTCAAATAACTACGTTGATTATGTCCAAAAAAAAACTTGTAATGATAATCCCATTAATGATTGTATTTTATCTGACTGGTCTTGGTCTCCTTGTTCGACTAAATGCGGTAACGGTTTTAAAATTGGCACAAGAACAATTTTAGAAAATGCAAAAAATGATGGCAAACTCTGTCCTATGGATATCAGTTCATATTATATTAGAGAGAATTGTACTAGTAATGAATATTGTCCCGTTGATTGTATTACAACAGATTGGGGTGCTTGTATTAATAATGTAAGTACCAGAACTGTAACACCAGCACAAAATTGTGGTACTTGTCCATCAGGTACTGATGTATCTAGACCATGTAATAACTGTACCGTTAGTGATTGGGGTGCATGTAACGGTACTAAACAAACAAGAACTTTTCAAGAAGCTACAAATGGCGGAACATTTTGTACTGCAGACCAAAAAGTAACAGAACGACCTTGTAATAACTGTACCGTTAGTGATTGGAGTGCATGTAACGGTACTAAACAAACAAGAACTTTTCAAGAAGCTACAAATGGTGGAACATTTTGTACTGCAGACCAAAAAGTAACAGAACAATCATGTAATAACTGTACCGTTAGTGATTGGAGTGCATGTAACGGTACTAAACAAACTAGAACTTTTCAAGAAGCTACAAACGGCGGAACATTTTGTACTGCAGACCAAAAAGTAACAGAACGACCATGTAATAATTGTATTGTTGATGGTTGGGGTGCATGTAACGGTACTAAACAAACAAGAACTGTTAGAGAAGCTACAAACGGTGGAACATTTTGTACTGCAGACCAAAGAGTAACAGAACGACCATGTAATAACTGTATAGTTGGTAGTTGGAATGCATGTAATAATACTACAGGAAAACAAACAAGAACAGTTACACAAGCGACAAACGGCGGCATAGCTTGTACTGCAGAACAAAATATAACAGAACAATCATGCGATCGTATTACCGTTTATACAGATTCAAATTATGGTGGTAATAGTGCTGGCTTTCCAGTTGGTAATCATGATATTGGAATAATAGCATCAAAAATAGGAAATGATGTAATTAGTTCTATTAAAGTAGATTCTGGTTATAAAGCTACTATATATAGAGATGGAGGTTATAGTGGTGGTTCTCAAATATTAACTGCAAATCAACCTAATTTAAGTAATATATCATTTGATAATACAATATCGTCTATCAAAGTCGTAAGAGTATAATTATTCTAATAGATAAGAACGCTGTGAATAATGTGTTGCAAATGATTCAGCATGCAACCATTTGTTTTTATTATCTTTATAATTTATTACATGGTAGTTATATTTGGTATAAAAACAAGATGGATACAAAAAGATTGACGGTAATACTATATATTTTGTTTTGTCTTTAACTGTTGGATCTAATAGATAGCCTAACACAATATTACGAAAGAGACAAACACCAGTTATATTAGCTAAAGAATCGTCTTGGTCATACCATATATCATTATCATTAATTTTACAATTAAAAGGATTAATATTTAATAGTAATCTTTTTGTTATTAAATGCCCTTCTTTCGACATTATAAATGCATTGTTTATAAATATTAAATCATCTGATTCTGCAAAAGATGTCTCAGAACCAACCACAAAATCATATTGATAAAATAATTGTTCGGTTGATCTAAAACATTCAAAATCATTAATATCAACATATAGACCACCCATATCATACAAAATTAAATATCGTAATATATCTGATTTACCTCCTAATAACTTTATTGTAAAAAATGTTCTAATCGCATTTTCAAAATCATGTTTATATTTTTTTAATAATTTTAATATATCTGTTTTATATTTAATAATAATTTTATCATTATTTAATAATTCTTCTGGTATATTATCAAAATTAGTCCAAATGTATATTTTATGGTTAGGGTGATTATTTAACCATGTTTTATAATATCCAAGTTCAAATTTAGAATCATTATTTTTTTTTAACCAAATAAAATGAATAGTTAATGGAATATAATTTATTGTTGATATTTCCTGATCATATATATTATAATATTTATGGTGTAGTTCCATCACATCAATAATAGTTGGTATAAATATTGATATGAATTTATTATTGATGTATGTTTCTATTAAACTAACATTTTTATTTTTATATAATGATTTAATACCTCCACAACTCACTAAAAAATCTTTTGTTATTATACTTTTATTATAAATAGTTATTAATATAATAAAACCTAATGTTTTTATATCGACGTTATGATCAGTTTCTAATGATAATATTTCATTAGAAAATTTTTTAAATATTTCTTGATTAGAATTGATTGTCTTATTATTGAAATTTAAATCTCCATCTGTATTATTTTTTATTACAATAAATTTACAATTATTCAAGTTATATTCGATTAAATTTATCGTATGTAACATTATAAAATAATAAATTAATTAAATTTATTATTTTATATCGAAAATAATTAGCGCTTGTTATAACAGTATGTATATTGTTGCAACAATATATTGCTATAACAATATATTGCTGTATATATATTGCTGTCTATATATATTTTTGTATATGTATATTGCTGCGTATGTATATTACCACGTTTTGTTGTATATATATGGTTTGGTGTGAGACGAACGCGATCCTGTTCTTTCAAATACCAGGTATTTACAATATTTGTGCACTTAAATTAACATATAAGATAATAACTACTGACATAAACGTTATTTTGTTATGTTTTGCAGGTTTCTATAATATCAAGTCTTGAATATGAATCATCTGGAACACAATCGTGATCGTGTCTTTGCGTCTATGTTAGAGAGTTTATTGAATCATTATACATTTGTACCATCGTTACGTTCAGTTAATCTTCGAGATATGGATATGGACAACACAATCTTACATGATCGAACTCATAGCAGAGTTAGCCAACGGTCTGGCTCTACTACAACACGTATTGGAGGGACCTCAATCGTCTTTGGTAGATTGGTGGAGATAAGAAATCAGGAGTACATCATCGTATCACAGTCTGATAATTACAGAATTATCCACTACATAAAACATTCCCTCGAGATAATTAAGAGATATGAGCAAGAACAAACACTGTCGCAAAATGAAGTATTTGGAGTCCCTAAATTTATTGTTGATGAGATATATGCTGCTTCTGTTGCTTCTGCTACTTCAAGCTCTGGATCTCTGGAGAACATCAAGAGAAGATTTAATAGAGTATTGTGCGATTTAAACAGTAGTGAATTAGAAGCTGATAACTTATGGCCTTATCGGCATGAGTTACGTATAGAATGATGTAAATATACGCGTGTCTATTATATATTGTTCGAGTATATTAGATTAGTATAGTATAACTAGACTCCTACTCGCATACTCGCGTACTCGCATACTCGCATACTCGCATACTCGCGTACTCGCATACTCGCATACTCGCGTATTACCGCTTGCCTGTATATAATATCTTATTCGCAATATGTAAATAATTATTTAATTTATCTTTTGTCATCTTTGCTAGCAATTTAACTTGCACAGCAGTTGAATAGATTTTACTCAATATATTTTTATGTTTATTTATAAAATTCCAATACAAACTGTCCCATAATTCAAACCAATTGCTATTTTTATAATTGCTCATTTTCCGTATATAATTTGATGAACTGAAGTATGGTCTTGTCATCATACTTATATCTGTTTCTTTTAATGCATATTGTGACATACCAAAAACATTAGGTACCATCACCCATTCAAAACTATCAATAAAACATATCATAAACCAATCATATAATTCCAATGGATTAATTTGATTTAATAATCCAAAATTTCCCATCACCATTAACCTTTCAATATGATGTAAATATGCATATTTATTAACTTTATTTATCATATCATCAATAATATCAATTTTTGTATTTCCTAAGTACCATGTTTCAGTTAATTTTCTGTTATGTTTCAAATAATTCATTTTTAACATTTCTAAACCATGATAATGATAAATAAAACGAACATAACTTCTCCAACCAATAACTTGTCGTATAAAAGCTTCTACAGTCACTATATTATTTTTATTCTTTTTATAATATTTTATTATTTCAATTATTACTTCTTTGGGTGTTGTTAAACCAATGTTTAACATAGGAGATAAAACCGAATGAGAGCCAAAAACAACTTTATTAGATATACCATCTTGATATTTGCCAAATGTTTCTAATTTTTTTTTAATAAATATTTTCAAATGTTTACGTGTCTCTTCATGAGTTACCGGATAATAAAATTCATCTATAGATCCAAAATTATCAGGAAAATGTTTATTTACATATTTTTTAGCTTCATTAATATACTCATTTTCATAAGTTGTTATTTTAATTTCTTTATAATTTTTATCATATGGATTCCTGTTTTCTCTGTCAAATGACCATTTGTTTTGTATTGGTTTGTTGTCTTTGTCCATCAAAATATTTAATCGTCTGCGTTGCCATTTGTAAAACGAATCATGAAAATATTTTTTTTTATTTGTATTATTATTTCTATAATCTTCCAAGTCTTGTCTAGTTTCTAAAAAAGCAAGCGTATCGTGTATTATTAATTTTTTTGTTTGGAGTTTTTTTATTACTGGTTTATCTATAGGGTCGTATACATGTATTTCTGATGCATTTGAAAATATAGATTTATAATTAATTTTATCAAATGATACATATTTAACATTTTTGTATATATTTTTTATTAAATTATAATAATATTTCATTGAAGCTCTGTGAAATACAAGTTTTTGTTTATGAAAAGGTTTATCTGTAAAATAAAACGGTTCTTCTATCAGATATATCACGTCCATGTTTTTTAAATATGGATTGTGTTCAAATAACTGTGTAGGAAATATAATAAATGTTTTCATTATATATATAATATATAATGAAAATATGTTGTTTTTATAATTTAATTATCTTTTGTACTAAAAGGTATAATACGTTTCTTAGCTCTTATTTTAACTGCTGGATATCCTGCACCTCTGCCATACGTGGTACCATCAAATTTACATATTCCTGCAGATTTCATTGAATAACCAGGTTGGCATTTGTCATAGCATAAAGCAGCAATATCTTGCTTATTACTTGGGCAGCTTGCAGGAAATGATTCAGATACAAAACTTCTTTTTGGATATGTATCTGGAGTGTAAGATTCTTTTGGAAATATGTGTGCATCTTTTCTACATGTACAAGGATCTTCTGAATAATCACTTGGACATTTATCCCTACAACAACCATTATCTGAACATTTACCATAAGCACACGCTTCAGCACAACAACAACCTTTACCATATATATGTGCATCTTTCCTACAAAATGCACCATCATCAGCATACCCCCCTGGACAATCTTTCCAGCAAACACCGGCAACGTCTCTGTAACCATCTGCGCATCTTCTTCTACATAAAGCACCTGCATCAACATCACCACCACATCCATACCAACATACGCCACCTACATCACTAGTATCACCTGGACAATTATTTCTACACATACCAGCACTAGTTCCATAACTATTGGAACGACAACTATCTCTCATTGTTGCACCTGGTACGCCATGTGTTTTAGGTTCGCAAAAATTAGCAACTAAAGGTTCGTATCCATCTTTACATTTAGGATAACATAACCCTGCATTTTTCCATTGTTCATCACCATCATTACAAGCTATTTTACGACAAAAATATCCATCATCTATTTCACCTTCTTTACAAGGTTCGTATTGTTTAGGATCAAAAATTTGTTTTAAACCACGTACAATTGTAGTGCCAAAAATAAGTTCGGCGATATCTTGACCTTTGCTAATATGACAATCTTTATGTTCTTCGTTCCAGTCAGCGCCTTTCATTAAACAATATTCTTTTGTTACTCTACATAAACCATCTTCTGTATTATAATTTAATTTGTTAAGATCGCATATAGTACGTAAAGAAGGATTTGATAATATACATATTCCATTTAACATATTACTTTTGAATTCACCATATTTATCTGGAGATACCTCTTCATTCGGTTCTTGTCTCATAGGCCAATTATAACTATTATGACATGATTCTTTATCTTTATATGAACATTCGCGACCACTTTTTCTAAGAATTATTTTACCATTATTTATTATACAATAGTCATCTAAGATTTTTTGTAGTAATAATTCAGAATCTACATTATTTTTAAAATATGTGTTTTGTAGTGCTACATCATCTTCTAATTGTTTCTGTGTAATTATATTATTTATTATATCTTGATTAATTGTAGCATTCATTTTATCAAATATTTTATCATTAGCTAATATTAACTTTTGTAAACCAGCATCATAAATTTTATTTTGTTCTTCTAGAGTCATTATTGCCATTTTTGACCAAGGACCTAAAATAGCTGGTAGTTGATCATCTGTTAAACCAGGATCATTTCCTCTTTTTGTTTTCAATACCTTTACGAGTTCATCATCTAATTGTTTTTTCATATCTACATACATATTATTTGTCGTCATCTTTAAATAACCTCCTGCATCACCTAAATCTAAACCTAAAGTTAATGCCATCATTGCCATTTCTGCCGCAAATACAGCAGGTGCAAAAGGTCCAGCTGCAGCCGATGAAGAAGCTGCTCCAGCTACTGCTGCTGATGCTTTAGCCGCAGCAGCAGTAGCTGCTCTTGCTGCAATTCTTTCTGAACATGCTATCGCAGCTTTCTGTCCTGCTATAATACCTAATCTAGCTGCTGCTTCTACACCTATTGCTTTTGCTATACTTCCTAGTAATGCACCTGTTGCTCGTGCTAAAAGATATTGACCAGTCCGTACAACATTCACTATTATAGTTGATCTTAATATTGCTAGTAATGTAAAAGGGTCTAAAGCGACAGCAATAGCTATATTTTGAATACTACCTGTTTGTGCTTTAGGCGATGAATATTTTGGAGCTTCTTGTTTTAATGTTTCAGCTGTCGCAACAGTTACCTCTGGTTCACTAGGTGCTGGTACACTAGGTGCTGGTACACTAGGTACTGGGTCACTAGGTACTGGGTCACTCGGTGTTACAACAGTTACTGGATCACTTGGTGTTAAACGTTTTTCTGGTGTTTCAGAAGGTGCTGAACGTCTTTCTGGTGTTCCAGAAGGTGCTGATGCAGGTACAGGTGCTATAACTATGTTATCTTGTTGATTTTTAAAAAAAAAATAAGCACCGACAGCACAAGCTATTAATATGCTTACTATTATAACATATGTCCAAGTATTATCACTTTGTGTATTTGGTATTATATCTCCTTCAGCCATTATATAATTTATTATATATAATAAATTATATAATAAATTATATTATATTATTTATTTATTGTTTGGAAAAATCATTCTATACACTGCAAATAAAATACCTAATAAAATTAGACCACCTATAACAGTTAAAACAATCCATATTTTATCTGACGATATTCCCATACCTTCAAAAAAATTAGTAGTGAAACCTCCCAAACCTCCTCCTACACTACTTCCTGCATCTTCTAAACCATTTTTTACAAGATCAGCTAATTGATTTGAATATTTGGTATCCAATGTAACAGTACCTTTTGTACCTTTTGTTGTAATTTTACTTGGTGTTATTATAATAAATTCATCGCGTGTAATAATTTTTTCAATATTAAATTCATTATTTGATGGATCTATTATTGGAACACAATTTGTATCTTGTATTATTACCTTATCATATTCTGAAAATCTATCTCCGGATTGTATAGTTATTTTTGTTTTATTTATAGAATCGGTACTTGCATCTTCTATTGAAATTATATTATATTTTTTTCCATTTTTTTTAAAAAAGTTATCTGCAGCTATTCCTGCATAAATGGAAACACCTGCAATTCCTGCTGCCATTGTAGCATTCTTTTTTGTTAATACAGATTCTTTTGTTTCTTTTATATTTGCATCAGCTTTTGCATCATCTTCTACTTTTTTTATATTTTCTGGAGTAGCTTTTTCAGCATTTCTTAATTCTTCAGCTTCTTTTGCTGCTTTTTGTGCGGCTTCATCACCTTGTGTTGCTAGATTATCTAAATGAGGTGTATCGCTGCCTACCGCTTTTGCTCCTTGTCCAAGCTCGTCTGCTTTTGTTCCAAGCACTGCTACATCGTCGGTTTTGGCTACAATCCCTGCAGCAACTGCACCAGTCCCTATAGCTGCTCCAGCTACTGCTGTTGTAGGAACTGCTGTAGCTGGCTTGAACATTCCAGTTGGTAATGAGAATGATGCCGTTGAAGGCTTTAAAGCGGTAAAAGTATTACTTACTTTACTAGTAACACTACTTAATGCATTTCCTAAACCACTTCTAATCATTTATTTATATCTATATAATAAATAAATAAATTAATTATTAAAATATTATTTATTATATATATATATATGAATTATAATAATATAAATATAGTAAATTTATTAATTAATAAAATAGTTACTGTAAATATTGCAGAAAATATTGCAGAAAATATTAAAGAAAATATTACAGAAAATAAAACAGATACAGTAAATATTACAGAAAATATTACAGAAAATATTACAGAAAATATTACAGAAAATATTACAGAAAATATTACAGATACAGAAAATAAAACAGATACAATAAATATTGCAGATAATAAAACAGATACAATAAATATTACAGAAAATATTGCAGAAAATTCAGTACAAAAATTAAAACAGTTACATGAAAAATTAAAACTAAATTACGGAAACTTTATGGAAGAATACCCAGAACAATTAATGAGTGTATCATATATTAAACCTGTAAATATTGTTTTAGAATTAGGAGGCAATATAGGTAGAAATTCTTGTATTATTGCATCATTATTAAATAATAGTAATAATTTAGTAGTATTTGAATCTGACCCAGACAATGCTGTTAAATTAAAAGAAAATTGTGATTTAAATTATTTAAATTTTATTATAGAAGACTGTGCTATATCAAAAACAGAATTATTACAAAAAGATTGGATAACAAAATCTAAAGATTTAATAAAAGATAATGAACTGGTAAATTGGAAACAGATTAAAACTATGTCTTGGTTACAGATAAAAAACAAATATAAAATTACATTTGATACATTAGTTGCTGATTGTGAAGGAGCTTTATATTATATTCTTAAAGATGAATCCAATTTTTTAGAAACCTTTACAACAATTATAATTGAAAATGATTTTAATGATATTGAACATAAAAAATTTGTTGATAGTGAATTTAAAAGATTTAGTTTTAACAATGTTTATACTAAATCAGGCGGTTTTGGACCATGTTATAATTGTTTTTTTGAAGTATGGATTAAATAAATTATTTATAGCCAAGACTGTAGACTGGTTTTTTTGTATACATACAATTATATACATGAAAAACAGACCATCGCCATCGGACTCAGCAACCTTGTTTCAAAAAGGTACTTTGAAAAGGGGCAATGACGGAAATATCTACATGATATCAGTAGACAAGAACAAAATTCATAGATGGACGCAAGCTGTCCTAGTCAAAGACAAAAATCTGTACATTAAAGGACAACTCATAAGTGACATAATAAATTCTCAAAATGTCTTAAAAATGACAGAGTTAAAGTTATATGGTGAGTTGAACATTCAAGACAACTTGTGCATTGGAGATTCTATACCGTATGAACTCCCATCATTTGGAAAAGGCACATATTATGTTTATCGTTTCTTTGATTCTTTAATTGCTTCAAAAAAGAAACTGACATTAAGTAAGTTATTAACGACGCAATTTTCAAATAAACTAAACATTAAAGTAACTGTAGATTATGGCGTTTTTGTATTCAGGGATTCAAAAACTTTGAAAGTATTAAATAACGCGTGGCAATACTTGATTAATTTCATTGTGAAGAACAACATATCCAAAGACATAGACAGGTACAAACGAGAGCAAAAGAACATCAAAAAGAAGCAAATGGATACCAATCTGTTGTTGATTGAAAAGTACAAGACGCAAAACGTAAACAAAGTGAGCGAAGTTGATGTAATCGAATATTTGGGAAGTAAGTTTTCTAAAGATGAACAACAAGTGATCAAATTGTTGTTCAAGAACAAGTTTGATGACGCCTTGAAAACGGATGTTGTTTCATACTACGCCTCTAACTATTTTGGCGATGGAATATTCCATGTTCTTAGTGATGACAAATTTAATGTAATCATGCAATGTGGTGTATACACTAATAATTTGATTCATGAATTGTATAATGTGGTGAAGCAAAGATAAGTCCTAAATAACACCCTGGAGACGTATTTGACCTACCAGCTCTTTTGCTGGTTTAGGGTTTGAGCTCGTCGGCTACTTCCTCATTATAATAGCTATTACACTCGCTATAGTTATGTACAGTCTGTCTTATAAAGACAGACTCTAGAGTCTCCTTTGGAGACTGTACAGTCAGCCCTTATAGATTCCTAACTTAATCGCTATTATCATCTTCATCTTCATCTTCATCTTCATCTTCATCTTCATCTTCATCTTCATCATCAGAATCTTCATTTTTACACGCACGAGTGCTAACACCAGTTTTAGCAGCAGTACCAGCACCAGTTTTAGCAGCAGTACCAGTGCCAGTTTTAGCAGCAACACCAGCACCAGTTTTAGCAGCAACACCAGCACCAGTTTTAGCAGCAGTACCAGTGCCAGTTTTAGCAGCAATACCAGTACCACCACCACCACCACCACCAGCACCACCAGCACCACCAGCACCAGCACCACCAGCACCAGCACCACCAGCACCACCAGCACCAGCACCACCAGCACCAGTACCAGCGTCTATGTCATCACCATCTGCATCACTATCAAATAATTTCTTCTCAGTTCCAATATCCTTCTTAATCTGCATAACATCAACTATATTACATATGAATATAAATACTCGTATGTATTTGCTAATTTAGTACTTTACCTTTAACATTGTCGATAACACGCCAATCACATAATCTTTATTGGTATCGTCGCACTTCAATATCAACTTGCAAGCCTCAATATTCTCCTGTAAATAAATAGTTTTTGTTATTGTAAGATCATCGGATTTTTAAAAAATATATGATTAAAAAGTAACTTACCGTACTGAGCTGATCATTAGAATCAGTGATGATTTCCTTCATGATGTTAACAACATCTGGCTTCAACTCTGAATCCAGACCAATCAACATTTTTCCTGCCTGAACCTTAAGAAGGTCTGCATCCTGAAAAATACAATAAAAGTAAAAGTTATGATCGCTAAATTTTTAGATTTTGGCTATTACATAAACATACCTTTGGTTCATTTGGTTCATCGATAGGGCTAAGATCCTTGATACTCTTTAAAATAGGCTTGCTTATAATAATACTAGTTCCAGGACCTGCTCCAGCACTAGCTCCAAGACCTGCTCCAATACCAGATCCAGCTCCTGCTCTATTCAGCTTGGCTTTCTTATCCTTATGATCAGTAGAAAAATACGGTTTGTATCCAGCTTTATGCAAAACATCATTAGCTTCTATTTTGGTTTCATAGCTCTTGCGTCCTTGTCCTAAAGCTTTAGGTACCTTTGAATATAACAACTGTTTTTCGCCATTTGATAGATCGCGAGACATATCGACGATCGCACAAGCACAAGCACATGCGTATTCGTATACATATGCGTATTCGTATACATATGCATATGCAATATAAATACTCTGTTTATACCATAAATATTTGATTTTAGATTTATAAAGCTTAATAAATCTTGATATGTTCATGAAAATTTTGTATTATAATTGCGCTAGATGTGTAGCGCAATTATAATAATATTATTATATTATTATAATATTATTATATTATTATTTTTAAAATTTAAAATTTAACATCAAAACTGTTATCATTGATAGATACGTTATATTTAATATTACTTGTCTCTATTTTTTTAATAATTTTGAAATGGTAACCAGCACGCGACGAGTTATAATAATGTATATTATAATTTTTTAACATTAAAGGTACATTTTTTGTTATTGTTTCATCAAGTAATAATAGTATATTATTGAATTTAAAATTTTGTAAAGCCATACCCAATTGGATCATAAGATCAGAATCAACAAATGATATATTTTCATTGCAATAATCTGGTGTAATATCACATATGAAAAATTGCGCTGTTTTTTCATTATTAACAAATTCATCTTTTAATTTATCATATATTTTTAAATATGTTGAATAAACATACCCTTTGTTTAATTTTGAATAAGTATAAAATATAGACATTATGTTATAATTAATATATTAATCATATATTATTTTAATTTTTTAAAATAATATATGATTTTTTGTTTTATGAAGAGCCAAATATATATTATTTTAATTTTTTAAATTTATTATATATAATAATATATAATAATATGAAACCTCATATATATTATTCAACATATATAATAATATGGGGTTTTTTATATTGGATGAAGGTTGTTAAATACAACCCAACATCTTGGCTATTTATAGCATTATTAGCAGCAATAATTACAATAACATATTTAATTTTAGAGGATGCTCCAGTAAATATGGTAATAAAATACATTATTTATAATTCGCCAAAATTAATACTATTATGTTTAATAGATAATAAGAATATACATAATGGTTTTATAATTGGTACTGTATTATTTTTATATTACTTGATACTAATAGATTTTGATATTAAAAATATATATTATGATCAAACTATAAAGAAAATAATAGATTCAGATTGGTAATTGAAAAAAAATAATATAAAAACTATTTAAGATAATACATATATATTTATATATATATATATTATGAATTCATTATTTTCTTCACATGATGTATTAAATATACATAAAATACTAGGTTTTGGATGTCTTGCAAATTTTGGATATCGATTCTATAATAGAATATTATATGGTAGTATGTTATTTGATAACTCAATTTTTACATACGTAACACCTATGGTTCATTTATCCTTATCTTTGTCATCTTTTATATTTTCGGTACCTACGCATCGATTTAATAGTAAAGCAATTATTTGGCGAGAATTACAACTACATAATATTATTTTTACTTCTAGATCTGTTTGTATGATGTATCATGCACTGTTCTTTAAAGAACTGAATGCTTTCTATTATTTTAGTCGTCTGGGGATTGTTTTATTTCATCATTATCTAGCAGACTTGGCGACTGCAAAATATCAAAAAGACAATAAAACAACTACACGTGATATCCCATATGACACTAAAAACACATTAATACCATATGTAAATAAAAAATTTTATGCTATATCCCAATTATTAGCTACTAGTGGTATTTTGCTTAGTAATAATTGTGACAATGGTTTTTTTATAATGTTCCCGATACAATTATCTACTTTTTTAATGACGCTTGTAAGAAAAAATATAATCAGTAATAATACATGGCATATTTTATATGCTATGTCTCTTAGCGTACCATATTTACTTAATCTTAATGTTATTAATGCCAGAAATGACATGCTTTATCCATCTATTATTTATATTTTTTGTAGGTTATTTCTTGGATTAGATAAATATATAAATATGATTTTTTTAACATATTATTATATCAATATAAAGTATATGAAACAGATATTTTCATCTTATATCTTAAATTAAAATAACAAAAATTAATTTTTTTTGTATTAGATTCTATAATAAATTGTTATATGATAGTATGTTATTTTTGGTTGTATTTCTAATTTAATAATTAATATATTAATTATTAAAAAATTATTTGATATATAATATATATATGAAAACTAAATATATACTTATTTTATTCGTAATTATTTACGTTTTTTTGTTTGTTGATATATTTCAAAAGCATTGTATTTTTGTTAATCAAGAAAATTTTGATGACAGTATTCAAGATCCAGTATCAAAAACACATATTTTATTTACAAGATATAAAGAAACAGATATGAGCATTGTATTAGAACCATTTATTAATAAAAAAGATACTACTATTTTTATCTATAATAAAGGTGATGATATACCATTAGGTATTCCACATAATACAACAAATCTTGAGATAATTCAATTACCTAATTTAGGTTGGGATGCTTATGCATTTTTATATCATGTTATTCATAATTATGATAATTTACCAGATTATATTTATACATTCCATGCATCTATCCAATATTTAGAACATAAATATAATATATTTAAAGATATTTTAGATGAAAAACACAATGATAAATATTATTATGGTGGTAATATAGGTGTAACAGAAATGAATTTTAGTCTTGATGACTGGAATTCATCAACTGAAATAAATAAGTTATCAGCTAGTGAAAATAAAAAGTATTCAATTTCATCTATTAGACCATTAAATAAATGGTTATTAAGTAAAATAAATCAAATTCCTGATTTTGCAGTTACCGGTGATTATTTAAAATGGACTGCACACGGTATGTTTTTTGTTCATAAATCTAGAATTTTAAAATATCCAATTTCTTTTTATATTAATTTATATGATGAAATATCTGTATGGCAAAGTGAAGTTAATCATTATCTTGAAAGAAGTTGGTATTTATTATATGGTGAATAATATAAAAAAATTGATATATTAAAATATAAAAAAATATAAAAAATGTACAAACAACCTGAAAACCAGCCTTTACAGCAAAGAAGCAGAATGAAATACTGATACGAGATATTATCATAACAACTTGACAAATCAGAAGTTCAAATACAATACAACAGTGTATATGAACTTCTGAAACGATGGATTCAGTTGAACTTGATCAGTTTTTCAAAAGTGGGCTTTTATCTGACACTATCGTACGTGTTCGGTTTGCTTCTGAACGCGATCCTGGCAAAATTGATATTCCAGTACATTCCATAGTATTAGCGTCGAGTAGTGAGAAATTCAAGCTGTTATTAACAGATCCTCAATGGGTTAAGAACGAGGGCGACAAGTATCTCATAGATATCATTCTTGATTCTCCAGAACAGATAGACATACTAAAAGCAGTGCTCACGCATTGTTATACCGGTTCATTAGTGATTCCAGAATCCGCCAGTTCTGAATCTGGGTCTGATACTGAACTCCGACTGTTCTGGACCAAATGTGCACAACTGGCAGATGAACATCGTGTGGATAAAGTTGTTATAGCAGCATTAAATCGGGTTTTCTTTGCGAATGGTAACACTGAAGTTGTTCCATGGGAGGCGGTAGAACTTGCGTTGAAAGAACCTATACGGTGTAACTTTGTGAAAGACAGCCGTGTTTGGGATATCATTCTATTCAATGTGAATAAGAATAATGATAAAACAGACGCAGCTTTGGAGATGATAGTGGATGTATTCGGAGATTTGGGTCTTCTAGAACAGAAGTGGCGTGATGTCCCTGTGACCAATGTGAATATTATCAAAGATATAACTACTGATGCTTTTGTTGCTATGTTGAATCACCCCAACACAAAAGCATCTGAAGATTTGGTAGCGATGATGGTAGCAAGGAAGATGCTTTACCAGATGCTATCTGAAGAAGATATAGTGAAGCTTCTGGAGTTGGTCAGATGGGAGCATGTCATGCTTCAAGTAGCATCACACATTAAGAACCAAGTTGAACCTGTTGAGAAGTACTTTGAGAATAAAATGGAGAAAAGACAGAAGCTTGCATTGCGCGAGCAACGCACACCAAGCAGTGTGACTGAAGTTGTGTTGTCGAAGCATGGTCTGTGTAGAGCAAGTACAGCCCCTTTAAAGAGGGGCTCTAGAGTCTCTGAAGGAGACTGTACAACATACTTTCATGGATGTCGTATTCACCTCAGAGTGAAGTCTGATGACAAGTGTATAGTGGCGTCCTTGGGAGTGTTTGGACTTGTATGGAATACCAAGATTAATGTAGGGATCACAGCCACTGCTTGGATTGAGTTGTTTGGAGATAATAGGAGATTGTGGTCTAAGCAGCTTGATGGCAACAATGAGGTTTCATGGACTGAGGATGAAGTAATTTCAGGTACTTTTGCTGTGAAGGTGGTAATCACAGGATTCAAGTAGCTTATATATATTTTTATAATATTTTTATATATACATATACATATATAAAAATATCTAAATTTGATTTTTTCACTGCAAATTAGATGCACCTGTATATTCATATATATTCATATATATATAGTCATATATGACTAGTAGTGAGGTATTGTCGTAAATAAGTACGATTAATACTGATTTTACAGTGAAATCGTATTGTTATGAACGAGTATTAGAGTCCCATCTGTAAGGTTTAATAAAATTGTAAAACAATACTATTATGACTGGTTAATAGAAAATAATATTTTTATAGAAAATTATAGAAAAATTTTAAAAAAAATAGGATAAAATAGAAAATAACAACAGTTTTTAACTAGAATATATATGTGAAAAAAAACATTTTTGAGTATGAATCGGACTATATTGTACTATAGAACACGAAAACATTAGTCCAAATCGGACTGAAAACGCTTAAAATGAATAAGCCTGATAATATATATTTAACTATTATATTATACAAAGATAAAAAAATGGAACTAATTATATACATGATTATCGGACTGTAAAATATAGCGAGTAAGATTAAGACTCAAAAAAGGTGTTTGGTTCAGACTATAATAGAAATTGAACTTGTACAGACAGTCTTGTAAAGAGGCTGTACATAATAAATACAGTTGTATTTATTATAAACAATACTACTGTTTTAAATATTGTATTTCTTGTTCAAGTCTATCGACTTTATCTATTAATTCCTGTATAGATTTTACTAGATAAGGTATTATACGTTCATATTTTATATTTTTATAAGTTTCTTCAGAATTAATAACTTTGTATTCTCCTGCAGCCAATGGAATGACTTCCTCTATTTCTTGCGCTATAAAACCTACATCTTCTGTACCTTGTTTATTTTCAAGAATAAAATCATTATACTTCCAATTAAATTTTACAGGATTTAATTTTTTAATAATATCAATAGATGAATCTAATTTAATTATATTAGTTTTCAACCTTTTATCAGATATACTTGTAAATGCTGCAAAATCTCCAGTACATGTAATATTACCGGACTGATCTATTTGAAATCTTCCTGTGCCATAATTAGAACTTGACGTACCACTATAGAATGTATGACTTCCTGAACTTCCGGAATGATATGTAACAGAATTGTTTTCCATACCAAAACCAGCTAATATATTATTTGAAGTATCATTCATTAATCTTATTTTATTAGCTGCAATTCCAGATCCAATGGTAGCATTATATGTATTATCAAATAATAAATAATAATTATTAGCTATATTTGAACTTGAGTTATTTAAAAACAATGAATCACCTACAAATAGTATTCCATCGTCAACATGTAATTTATAATTAGGATTTGTAATACCAATGCCAACATTAGCAGTATTAAAATATATATTATTATTTAAAGTTGTCCATTGACTACTTCCTGTACCTCCACTTTTTAAAGATAAAATACCCCCTGATGTATCAAAAACTGTTGTGTTTAAAGATGTACATCCTGTACCACCATTTAAAGCTGATATAGTACCTGTGATATTTGATGCTGCTAAATTTGTCAAACTAGCACCTGAACCACTGAACAATGTCGCAGTAACAGTTCCTACCACATCTAGAGCAGTGCCTGGATTAGTTTTACCAATCCCTACATTATTAGTACTAGCGATTACTATAGCACCAGGTCCAGAACCTGATTGTAATATTAATTTATTAGCAGCAGAAGAACGTAATATAATATCTCCTATAGCTGCTGAATTACTATAATTTCCAACAAGGGAAGCTCTTCCTAAAGCTGCATCACCATTCCATATTATTCCACAATCAATTGTTGTGGGTAAATTAATTTGTCCTGCTACATAAATAGCACCATTAACATTTAACTTATATGTAGCAGTATCTGTTGTCCCTATACTTACATTACCATTATTACCAATTCTCATTCTTTCTGTTGATGATGCTGTTGTATAAAATATATGATTACCTGTTGTTTTTGCTACATAATCTATATTTCCATTATAAGATGTTCTATTACTGCCTGATAAAACAATACAAGTATTATTAGTTCCATCAGTATCATCTGATCCAATCATAGTATAATCACTATTACTATTTGCAATTCTTAATCGTCCACCTCCTCCAAGCTGTAATATATTTAACGGATTAGTTGTTCCAATACCAACATAACCATTAGATGCGATTCTCATTCTTTCATCTGTCATTGATGTATTCGTAGCATCAGCAGAATTATTACATAAAAACACAATTGAACCAATATCATTTGTACTAGTTCTACAATGTCCTATTGCGCATTTAGTCGTGATATTATTTTCTGTTCCTAAACCAAATAAAGTTGCTGTTCCATTACCAGTATTACTAAATGCTCCAGCAGATATTTTTAAAGGGAAACATGTTGCACCAGTCGCACCTGATGTTCCTTGATTAAGATTTAATTTATAATTAACATTTGGTGTTGTTCCTATAGCAACAGAACTTGATGCTATATTTATTGTTCCATCAGTTGATGGTGGTGTATACGGAGTTCCTAAATCCCATATTTCTGTAGCAGTCCAACTTGAAGATGGGGCGGGTCTGTATGTGTCTTCTTGCATAGATGACCTGTTAATAAATATATTTCCGGATACACTTGGATTATCACCAATTCTTTGGTTCCAGTATGCTGTATAATAAACAGTTGAAGTTGTATTTGGTGTATCCAAATAAGTCCCTGTAATATTCATTAAAAGATATGAATTTACACTATCTAACATACCTACATTATGAGAAATCCATACAGGTGTTCCTGCTGTCGAGGCTGCTGCTCCCGTTTCTGTTCCATTTGCTCCCATTACTTCAGTCCAACCACCAGCTCCAATCTTCCTATATAATTTTATACCCCACCATCTTGAATCATTTACTACGGATAATGTATTACAACCAATATGAGCGACCATATTTACTAATATTTTGCTCGAAGTGCTCGATGGAGTTATCGCTATAACAAAACCTGTTGATATATTATCATTAATCGCTTCCCACCCTGTATTATCCTTAACATCCATCTGTGTATATGTTAAATGTTTTGTTTGAACTGTCATACCTTGTGATAAAGAACCTATATTTAACGCAACCCCATTTATTTTATAATCTGTAGCGTTAATAGTTCCAGCGACATTTAATTTATATGTTGCTGGATCAGTTATCCCGATACCTACGTTACCATTATTATTTATCCTTATATGCTCAACTGGTAAACCATTGCTGTCTGTTGTTCCAAATGTTAATTGAGTATTACCATTAATAATACCCGATAATTTTATATTACCTGATACATCAACATTGACAGTTTTAGCACTTGTACCGATTCCAATATGTCCTCCATCAAATATTTTGAAACATGTAGCACCATCGTCTTGAATTTCAATTATAGGTTGCGCGCCAGTCTGATTTACTATCATTGCAGGTCCCGTACCGTCATTTGTGACAATCAACTGTTCTGTTGTACCAACATTTGTATTTATTTGTGTCAGAGTACCATTAACAGTTAAATTACCTTCAATTCTTGCATCTCCTGAAACATGTAATTTCTTATTTGGTTGTGTTGTACCTATACCCACATTGTTATTGCTTCCATCTATATATAATGTACCTGAATCAATATTTACATTATTGGATGTATCAATAATAACAGCACCACCTGAACATAACAAACCAGTAGAGGTAACAGTTCCTACCACATCTAGTGCTGTACCTGGATTGTTTTTACCAATACCTAATCTATTAGTAGCAGTATCCCAAACTAAATTGGATGTTGATTGAATGCCTGAAATTCCATTACCTAAAATAACTTGTCCGGCAGTAAT